TTCGCGCCACGAAAGTCACCCGCAGCGTCCCGCCAGACCAGGCGGGGAAGGACCACTTCTCGCTCCAGCAGACCGAGAGCGGTACGTACGACCCTCTCAGCCTTGATGAAGTCGTTCATGGTGTTCTCCTTGGATCATGCCGCCCGCCTGGTTGGGGACGGTCATCTACGCGGCACGAGTGCCGCGAGCTTCCTGGGGTCGGTCTCCTCGGGTTCCTCGTCGGGCTTGGAGCCGCCGCGCAGGGCCTCCTTGGGTCGCTGCGTCGGGCTCGGCTTCTTGCCGGCGGTGATGGCACCGAGCAGCTTCTCGGCGTCGGCGAGGATCTCTTCCTCCGTGGTGCCCTGGAGCCTGTCGATCAGCTCGTCGGGCAGGCCGTGGCGGTAGCCGATGCGGATGCGCAGTTTCTCGGCCTCCAGGGCCTCGATGCGAGAGGACATCTCCTCAGCGGAGGTGGCCTTCTCCTCGGTGTTGTTCAGCTGCTTCTTGAGGGCAGCGATCAGGCGCGCGTCCTTCTCGGCCTGTGGCGTCCGGTCCGACTTGGCGGCCCGGAGTTGGTCGCGGAGCTTCCGGATCGTGCGATGGGCACTCTCGGCGTCGAACGGCTTGTCGCCGCTCTGCTCCTCTGCCTCGGCTTCCTGCTCGCCCGCCAGGGGTGCCTCGACCTCAGCCTGTTCGGCTTCGGTCTCGTCGGTCGGCTCATCGGCCATGTATCAGCCCTCCAGGGGCGTTCGGTGTGTGCCGCCACCAGGGCGGCCCTACCCGCGTGTGCGGGTGGACTTAGGGGCGTGCAGCCCTTTCGATCGCACGCCTCGCGGGGGAGTCGGTGAAGGTCCCGCCCTCACGCATCCGCCAGAGAACCGTGCCCGCGGTGCGCGGCTCGTCGGCGGCGTCCGCAGCCTCGGCCGCGTCGAAGTAGGCGTCCACGAACACTTGTTCGGCCTCGGTCGGTTGCCAGTCCCCGTAGATCACCTCAACGGTGCACCCACAGTTGCGGTGGTACGGGTCGTCCGTGGCGCCCTTCGTCAAAGCCAGCGCCTCCGACGTGTACGCCGGGCCGCGGGAGACGAGCATCGCGCAGAACGTGCACGGGTCACCGTCACTGACCCGGCGCCACCCCACCGCGCGTGAATCCTGACGGGCCGACTCCCGGACCGTCCCCCTCCCACCAGACATGATCATCTTGCGGGCCTCAGCGACCACCTGGCCGCGCACCGTCTCGTAAGCCAGACGCGCAGGCACACCCGCCCTGATCTGCCGCTTCAACGCTTGCGGACCCACTGCGTCCAACACTGCCGACCAAGTGGCCCGGTCGAACCCTGGCAGGACCGTGCCCCCCGTGACCGCACCGAGCTCGACCGTCCGGTAAGCGGCCAGGTACTGCTCCGCGAGGTGTCGGGACACCATGTAGCGTCCCGCGATCTCGTTGACGGTCGTCGCGTTCCACACGGCACGGGTCCCGTCGATGTCCGCCAGGTCCAGCAGTCGCCAGGTGCGCCGGATCCGCGAGTCGGACGCTGTGGCGAAAGCGACCTGGCGGCGACGGTGCCGGTCTGTGAGGATCGCGCCCCGGGCAGTGTCGGCCATCTGTCAGAACAGGGTGTTGGAGGTGCCCAACTGACGGGCCACCGCCTGCGCCTGCACCTCGTCCGGGGACGGGTGCTCCTCCGTCCACTTCCGCCACGACTGAGCCGTGGTCAGGTCCACGCCCGGGATCCGGTCCCACAGCAACTGACCCGGCACCCCGAGCATCTGCGACGCCTTACCCAGCGCATCCACGGCCTGCGCCATGGTCACTGCCTCCACGTCAGCCCACCGGCCCTCGATCGTGAAGTCCGCGGCGTCAACGTCGCGCCCTTCCGCGATGGCCGCGAGCCGTAGCGTCCGCACGTGCGACCCGCCGAACGACTTCTGCCGTTCCAGCACCTTCGCCCGCAGCGACGCCCGCATCTCCACCAGGCCCTCAGCGGACACGTTCACGAGTTTCCCGTACGCGCTGACCGGGGTCTGCGACGTGCCGGCCAAGGTTTCCAGGTCCGACTCGTGCGCCTTGATGAAACCCTCGAGGCTCGTCTCGTCGAGGGTCCCGAACTGGACGCCCTCACCACCGGTCAGGATGTCCTGCTGACGCAACCGCATCTTCGTCTCAGACGTGTTCGCCGACTCGTCCAAACCGGTCGCGGTACGGACCTTCCACGAGTTGTAGTGCTGGGCCAGCAACCGGTCGTAGTCGGTCTTGTTGATCCGCCCCGCAGTCGGGATCAACGGTTCAATGTCACCGGGGGCGCGCCCCTCCAGGTCAAGCTGGTTCGCGTACCGCACGGCCGGGCACACTCCCATGTCGTGCGGGCGTTCCTCGATGTACTCCAGACGCGACCCCGGGTCGTCCTGTGCGAGGAAGTGGACCTTCTCCTCGTCCAGGACCCGCCAGTGGATCGCCTTCGCCTGGGGCTTCTTCCACAGGAAGTACATCGGGAACTCGTCATCGGCCACATCGGCGTACACGGCCAGACCCTGCCGGGGTGACACCCCCTGAATGACCGCACCTGGGACACCGGGCAACGTGACCGTGTACGACAGACCGTAGGCCAGGGCTGCACGGTGCACGGGGATCTGACGAGACTCCATGTCATTGCGCTGCCACGGCCCCCAGTGGTCGTCCAGGGACACGTCCTCCGCTGACCGTTGACCTGAGTAGATGCGCTCCAGGTACAGCATCTGCGCCACGGTCGTCACGACCAGACCGAGCCACGGGGTGCGCGCAAGGTCCAACAGGTACTTGGCTTCCTTGTCCGCCTGCCTGGGCAGGGGCGCCTTCTCCGGGTCCCACCGGTACCACTGGTCGATCCAGTCCAGGTGCCGCTTCTCCGTCTCGTACACGGGGATGAGCCGATCCTGTGCAAGGGCGAGGATGTCAGTCTGCTTCACCCGACCCACCCGCCCTTCTTCGTCCTCGTGTTCAGGTAGGCCCGGCGGGCCATCCGCGCCCCGACCGCGCACACGGCCAAGTCGATCTTCTTCCGGGACTCCCGGTGTTCCTTCGCGATCGACATCCCAGCCTTCGTGGGCTGCCGGCGGGCGTTCAGCACGTGGTTCCGCAACCGGGCATCCCCGTCATGGGTGAGCGACCCGGCCTCAATGTCCGCCTCCGCGATCCCCAAGGCCTCCACGAACCGCTTCTGGTTCTCCAGCAAGGCCATGTCGAACATGACCGCGTGCCCACGGTCACCGGGCCGGGCCCACACCTTGAGCCGCGACTTGTACCGGCGGTGCCACGCGTCGAACAGCCCGTCCCAGTACCGGTCCATCGACTCGTCATCCAGCACGTGCGACGGGTCACCCCAAAAGACCACGACCCGCCACCGCTCGAACGCCGCAGTGACTGTCGCGTCAACCTTCTCCCGCGGCGTCAACCACGACTTCGCAGCCTCCCCGCGTGCAGCCGGGGGCCGCTGCCACATGCCGAGCGTCACCAAATGCCCGTCTGTGATCCGGCACCCCACCAGCCCGGTCGCGTCATCGGACTTCGAGCAGTCCAGGAAGAGTGCGACCTCCTCCTGAGGCTCAATCGTCAGGTCCGCCCTGGCCAACGGATCCCACTGCTGCGGAGTCGCCCACGCGTCCTCAGCCGCCGTGATCTGGTTGTACCACTTCCGCCGCGACTCACTCGGCGGGTTCGCAGGGTTCAAGATGCTCTTGAGGATCCGCCCCTTCGCGTCCAACCAGGTCGCGTCACCCGCCACCGACGCCACCACATCCGGGGCCGCCTCCGCCGTCAACGGCGCCTCCGGGGGAGCCTCCAGGGAGTCGTACAGCAAACCGAACTCCATGAACTTCGGCCGCTCGTGCTCATCCTCAGCGTCCGGGTCGCCCTGCGTGGACTCCCACGCATCCCGGACACGCTCCGCAACCGAATCCTCACCCGGCCGGTACGCGTTGCAGATGTCCAACACCCGGGCCGGGGCCTCGCGCTCCGCCTTCGCAGCGTTCCCCTCGATCACCCCGGCCATGTCATGCCCGCCGTTGGACGAGTTCCAGTTCTGCGTCTCGTTCCGCACGATCAGCTTCGGCCGCCCACCCTCAAGCGCCAGCGGGGACGCCGTGACTGCCTCGATCTGCCGGGTGTCACCCAGCGCCCACACGTTCGTCTTGCCGACCTGGATGCCGTACCGGACCCGGGTCTCCGCCGGGATCAGACCCGGCATGAGCTTCATCGTGTTCTTCGTCTGCTCCTGGGACACGGCCACGATC